AAGTTTGAAGGCTGGCCGTCTTTCATCCCGCACAATGGCGATCTCGTCGAGATTCAACCCAAGACGGCGGACTTCGGCATAGTCAGCGGTCCAGCGATTGCCGGCGCGACAGCAGGTGCAATTTCAGGTACGGCAGCAGCTGTTACGGCGGCCATCATCAACGCGGTCATCGCCCTGACCGTCTCGATGGCTCTTTCTGCCATAGTCAGGGCCCTTACTCCCAAGCCGAAGAAGCCGAAGTTAAACAGCAGCGAACAAGCTTTCGGCATCGCGGGGCTGAGCAACACCAGGGGCCGGGGAACTCCAGCCTTCGTTCCCTACGGGCAGAACCGAATCTTCGGCCACATCATATCGAGCGGCGCCGTCTTATCGCCCGACGGAAAGCAGATGTGGGGCAAAATTTTATATTTCATGGGGGACACAGGCGGGGACGCCATCCAATCGATCAGCGACGTGAGGATCGACGGGACCTCGAACGACCAATACCCCGACATGGTTATTCATACTAGGATGGGGACCAACGCCCAGGCGGTTATCCCTGAGTTCGAGAACCAGGATTCTCTTTTTCAGCCCTCCGTGTCCACTCTGCCGTTTGATCCGATCCCCCAGACGGGGACTCCGGTGATCTACACGACCCACGGAAATGATGTTAACCGGGCGACGTTATTTTTCGCCTTTCCCGGTGGCTTGTATCGGATCGGCGACACAGGAGTTCATCGCTTCGCCGGCGTCGATCATCTGATCGAGATCCGCCCTAATTCGGGAGGTGCGTGGACTGAAGTCGCTACTCTTAACTGGTTTGAGAAGATCGAAAGCGGCATGTTCAAGACCTACGAGCTCAACTTTCCTTCGGCGGGGAAGTGGGACATCCGGGTCACGGTGGTGCGCTGGGTGAACTTCAAGCCGGGAGAAGCGTTTGTCGGCGACACTCTCCTGTTCAACGTCCAGGAAACCAAGTTTACGACCAAAACCTATCCCGGCTGGGCTTTGCTGGGGATCACCAATATTCCGTCCAAGCAGATTCAGTCTTTGGAGAACATGAACTGCTCGGCCCTGGTCGAGGGAAAGAGGGTCAAGGTCTGGGACGGCTCGGCTCATACGTTGATCTATACCCGCAAGCGCTGCTGGATCGTGCGCGACATGATGACCAACCCGTTCGTCGGCATGGGGAGTGAGATCGCCGAGGCCGAGATAGACGACGACCAGTGGCTCGACGAGTCGCAGAGCTACTACGACGAGCAGGTCACCGGGCACGACGGTCTGGAGGTGCGCGACCTCTGCGACGTGGTCGTCAATGACAGCGATTGGGATTGGGAGTGGGTCAAGAAGGTCGCAGGGGAAGGCCGGGGCCGGATCATTCCTTCGGGAAGCAAGTGGAAGTACGTCATCGACAAGCCGTCGACGCCGAATCTTCTTTACACCGAAGGCGGAAACATCCTCGAGGGGTCGATCGGCCTGGAGATATCCCCGCCGGACAGGCCGTTCACGCAGGTAAGCGGGGAATTTCGCGACGCCGACAAAGATTATGAACACAACTTTTCGCCGCCGATCACCGACCCAGAGGCTGTGTCGACGGTGCCCGAGCTCATCAGCTACGACACGATCACCCGCGAGAGCCAAGTCCAGCGCGAGAACTTCATCGTGTTCAAGAGAAACTTTCTGGAGCGCCGCCGTTGGTCGTTTGCCTCGCCGATGGGGGCCATAGTCAGCGAGCCGATGGACCTCGACTACTTCGCCGAGCGCGGCATCGGGAATAAGGGAGCCTACGGGGGAATACTTCCGGGCGGCGACACGGACTGGATCATCAACCTGCCCGACGTGGTGGTCTTAGAGACGGGATTGACCTACGCGCTGATCGTCAAGCACCAGAAGGACAACACGACCGAGTACCGAACAGTGAACACCGCGGCGGGAACCTGGGGCCAGGTATCCGTCTCCGTTCCGTTTCTGACCGCGCCGATCGAAGGCGATATTTTCAGCCTTGGGATCCAGGACGTCGAGCACATCGTCACCAGGGCGCAGGACCTGGAGATCGACCGTAACGGCAACATCCGCCAGACCCGGACCGAATACATCCCGGCTGTCTACGACGAGTCGCCCCTTCCGCCGAAGTCGTCACGCAGAGCGTTCGGCCCTAGAGACAGCAGACCGCCGATTCCGCTCCGCTACGCGACAGTGAGCGAGGCGATAAGCTTAAACAAGGACGGTTCGACCCGTTCCGTCTTGAACTTCACGGTGACACCCGGTTTGCCGCAGCACGCCGGGATCGCCAGGGGAGGAGTCAGCACCGCCATCGCCCTATCCGCAGAAGAACCTGCCATAGAGAACTACTTCAACGGGGCCAAGGTGACGGTCGGGGCCGACACCCTGCCAATCAGTTACTACGACGGCATTCGCGCCTTCGTGACTCCCTACGCTTTCACGACCGCTCCGGTGGTTGGAGATCAGTACATCATAACGTGGGAGAGGTTCGGGGAATTTGGCGGGTTCATCATCGAAGTCTCGGAGGACGGGACGAACTACAGCCCGTTCGCCACCGTCAATGGGACGAGCCTGGCGGCCGACAGCCAAGGGGTAGGACCCGGCACGGTCTGGTTTCGCTTCACGCCATTCTCGATCAACGGGGTCCAGAACATCATCGCCAGGCACATATTGTCGGTCACCATTACCGGCGACATATCGGCGCCGGCCGCGCCAGTCAGCGTCGTCATATCGAGCCATCTGAAGGACGTTAGGGTCCTGGTCACTCTTTCGAAGCCGGTGGCCGAGGACTTCGCCGGAGTCGAGGTCGAGATTTGGCGAAACGCCTTGGTCAGCGGGACGCTGCTCGAGGTGGCTCGGTTCGGGGCACCCGGCGACACCGGGGAGTCGGGGACGATGGCGGTCGACTGTAGCTTCAATTTGGGGGCCCGTCTTCCACCTGAGAGTTATGGAACGGTGGTCTGGGCGAGGGCGCGGTCGGTCGACTATTCGAACAACCAGTCGGCCTTCGTCAACTCGTCTGCCGGGACCCAACTGGCTGGAGATCCAGACGCAACCGGAGTGATCGGCCCTCCTGCCATTCCAACAGGGCTTCACTTGGCGACCGGAACTCAGGTCGACCCGGGCGACGGGGTAATCAAGGCGTTCCTCGACATCACCTGGAACGCCAACGCCGAGATCGACATCAGCCACTACGAGGTCCAATACCGAGTCGTCGGGCAGGTGGGCATAACCGCCCGGATAGTTTACCACCCGCAGATCTCCATCAGGGAGATCGGGGTCGTCGCCGGTGTTGCCTATGAGGCAAGGATTCAGGCGATCAATCGGGCCAACATGCGCTCGGGGTTCACCGCTTACGTCCCACTTCCTGGGGATGGACTGACCGCCAAAGACACGGTGCCGCCGGGCATCCCGACCGTGACTAGCATAATGGGCGGCTTCAAGCAGGTGAGCATATTCCTTCAGCCGCCGACCGACGCTGATTTCGAGTCCATCGACGTGTTCATATCGACCGTCAACAACTTGGCCTCCCCGAGCACGGGCAGGGCAGGCTCGACCGCTTCGGATTCGATCCAGTTCGTCGCCACTCAGTACGCCGGGGCACAGCTGCAAAACGGAACGACATATTATTTTTGGTTCCAGTCGCGTGACCATTCAGGGAACCTGAGCGCCGTCATTCCTGGCCAATTCGCCGGGGTTCCTGCCACCACCATCCCCATCGGCGCAGGCGACGTGATCCAGACCTCTGCTTTGATAACCCAGTTCGCCCAGATACAGCAGGGGCTGATCGAAGACGCCCACATCTCCACCTTGTCGGCGAATAAAATTACTACCGGGCAATTAAACGCCACCATGTCGATCGGGGTCGGCTCGACGCTTTTCCTGGTCGGCTCTGGCGGGCAATCCATAGTCGTCGTCTATGATCAGGATGGCACCAACAGGGTCCAGCTCGGCAAGCTCGGTCCCGGCGCTCAGGACTACGGCCTGCAAATATTCGGGCCAGACGGAACTCTCTGGCACTCTTTGACGGGCGGGACTCAAACTGCCGGACGCCAGCACGTCAATACAGTCACTCATGACATCTCGCTGTCTTTAGGGAATCTTTATCAGCGCATCTGGTGGGCGGGGGTGTTTCCGATTCAGAACACGACGACGACGATCACAGTCCGGGTGACGGCCCTGCGCCAAGCTGTTCCTGCCATCAAGGGAGCGACGCCAGTGAGCACGAACCTAACATTCGTTGACCATCCAATCACCCACAATTTGGGAAAGGTGCCGATTGCCACAGTGGGACTTATCAACGTGATCAATGGAGACGTTTCTACCGGCCAAGATGCGTCGGGCACCATTCAAGTCGATTTCTGGTGAGGAGATTATGGGCAAAGGATTCGCCGTATTAGACAAAGATGGGGTGATCACCGGGACAATCGTCTGGGGCGGCGAGAACCCGCCGAGCCATTGTCCGCTGGAGATCCCCGAAGGTGGAAGCTCTGTCCAGTTGGAACCCGAAGAGGCCGAGAGAGTTCAAGAAGTAGCGAAACGGGGGGAGAAGGCGTCGTTCATCAACGGGCAAGTCGCCATCCAGGCGAAGGCTGAACAACGTGCGGCGAAGCCGGTTGCCTCGGCGGCGCAGACCCGCAGAAACAAGATGATCGCCATAGGCCAGGCGTCGGTGGCGAGCCGCAACCGGGTGTTTCCTGAGCTCCCGCACGTTCCGGCCAGCCGCAAGAATCAGTCCTATGACGGGCTGCTGGCGCTGCTCTACC